GATTGGCAGCATTGCCCAAGTCACCTGTGAATGGTCTTGGTTTTTCTCCACCAGAAGCAATTGGCTTATACGTTTGCCCAGGCTCAGTTGGAACTGTATAAAGTGTTTCGCCCTCTTTAATTGATACAGTCTCTGGCCTCATTGCTTTTTGTGATGCAACAATTGCCGCAAGTTCTGCTCGACCTTCTGGGGATTGCATCAAAATTGGTGCAAGTCGAGCATAGTCAAGTTTGAGTTCTGGCGGTTTGTATCCAGTAACAGCAGAACGCAATGGGTTTCCAAACTCATCAACTTCAGGAACAGTTGCAGCAGATTGGCCTGAGATGGTTTCTGGGGTAACGCTCAAACCTCTGGAGATCAAATCTCTAGCTGTTTGAGTTCTAGCCAAAGACTGTGCAGCCGCCTGACGCTGACGCAACTTGTCCTGACGCTCTAACGATAAATCTTGACGTTGCAAAGCCTGATCACCCAAAGCAGTCAACTGCAAAGCCAATTGGGTATTGCCCATCTGGATTGCCCTTTGTGCAGCTTCAGCAATTGCTTGAGGATCATTGATGTTTAATCCTGAAAGCACTTGTTGTTGCTGTCTGATTTTGATTAACTGAGGGTCTTCTGCACCCATCAAACCACCAAAGGCTTGACCCAACTGTTGACCAGCACGACCAAAAGCATAGGTTGCCTGTGTGCGTGGGTCTTGTTGAGCAAACTCCATTGCTTGCTTTTGACGCATCAAGTCACGCTGTTCTTGATACAACTCAGGAGTCACCCCGAATAAACTTCCAACAATTTCTGATGCCATAATTATTCCTTAGAAATTTGTGTCTCTGTTGTATCTGCGAGTGTCAGTTCCATATTCTGTGCCACCAGTAAACATTCCAAGCAATGCTTGTTGTGCTTCAGGACTATCTGCAAATCTGGTCAATGCAGTTCCAAAAGGACTAACACCAGATGCTGTCTGAGTCGTTCTGGCTCCAGCAAGACCACCCTCAAACAATGTTCGTCCAACATTAGCACCAGCCTGGGCAGACCTGCCACCCAACTGTGCGCCAATATCCAAAGGTGCTTGACCCAAGGACTCTAGCGATGAACCTACGCCAATTCCAGTGCTGAATGGAGAATAAGCACCTGTCAAACCTTCTCTATAAGAGCCAAGTAAGTTAGAGCCAGTTCCTAGCAAACCAGCGCCAAACTGAACTTGTCTCTGTCCTTCTGTCTGTGCTTGTGCCGCCAATTGAGCATCCTGTTGAGCCAAAGCGTTGTAGTAGGCTTCCATTTCAGGAGATGCCGCCCGTAGACCTTCACCACCACCTGGGCGCATACCAGTGCCACCAACAGATAACCCACCACGACCTGTTTGAAATAATCTGTTTTGCAGTTGAGCAAATTCACGCTCACGGCTAGGAGCCAACAAGTTTTGTTGTCTTGCCATGTAGTCAGCGGCGACTTGCTCTGGAGACTGAGCCAGATACTGCTGACCCAAGCCAAACAAGCCTTGTGCGCCAGTGGTCAAAGGAGCATATCGACCAGCCGCTTGCTCTGCCTCAGTCAAGCCTTGACCAGACAAAGCCATGATTCGGTCTTGCATTGCTTTGAGTTCTGGTGTTAACTGATAACCAGCGCTTGTCAACTGACCAGTTGTAGGATCAAAACCAAACTGTGATGCACCAAAGCGAGTGGTAACGCCAACAGGACGAAACTTCTGTGCTTCTGCCGCTGTTGCCGCCGCATCCCTCATTGCTTGGGCAGAGATTCGTGCCGCTTCTACATTGGCTTGATTGGTCAATAAACCACCAGCAGTACTAATTCCAGCACTAATCAATCCTTTTGTCAGGCTTGGATTAGATTTAAAAAATTTAACAACATCGCCAATTTTTAAACCAGTTCCTGTTGCGTAATTTTGAACTGCCTGACTTAATCCTGCCGACATTGACGCGCCTTCAGGATCTGCATTTAGTTCTCGTTGAAGATCGGCATACATTGCAGCACCTTCAGGGTCTGCTAAATATTCGCTTAGACCAGCAGACATTCCTGCGCCTTCATAATCCGTAAAATCTGTTGCCATATTTCCTCCAGTATTTCCAGTAATCGGTGTTTGTGGTGTTGGTGTGGGTGGTGTGAATCCAGAACCATCGTCAATAATGTCTTTTGTATCAAATGATGATGCAGTTGTGTCTACCTCAAAAGGAGCCAACTGATTCATTAAATCTTGTTGTCCAGCAAGAGCCTGTTGTTCAGTGGGAACAGTTACTCCTGAGTCTGGTCTAAGAGAATCAAGTGCAACACCTTGTACAGCTCCAGTAACAGCTTGTTCTGGATTCTTTCCAGCAAGCAGTCCACCAGCAGTTCCTTGAGCAACCTGTCCAGCAACAGTGGAACCAGTTGCACCAGCAACAGCAGAACCAACTCCTAGTTGACCAGCAGCATATTGAGCCGCATAATTTGTTGCAGTCTTTTCATCACCACTGGCAATTGCACCAGCAGTAACGCCACCAGCAACAGCAGTTCCAATTCCAGGTAGTCCATAAGCTGCGCCAACAACATCCAATGCCAGTGGAAGTATTGGGCCAGCTTTCAATATCTCATTACCAAGACCAGCAAGTAATCCGCCGCCACTGCTGTAGGTATACCCAACAATTTTTCGCTCAGTCTTTACTTGTTGACCATTTGGCAACACATATCCACTTTGCAAAAGATAGGTTGGTTTGCCACCCACCTCTCCAACACCAGTAACTTGACCTGCAAATGAAGGGTTATATTGCGTTAATCCTTGTGCAAGTATTGGATCAATTGTGTCTTTTGGCGCAAGAAAACCCTTGGTTGAGCCACCCATTTGATCGGAAATAAATTTACCAATATCAAATGAGCCAAATTCAGTTCCAGCAATGTCTACATACTCAGAATTATTTTTTAAAGATGAAAGCAAAGTTGGGTCAAGAAAACCTAGAAATAATGCACCTCTGTCACCCGATACCGCACCTTTGGTAATCCTATCTTCAGGAACAAAGGTATATGACTTTCCACCAACATCAAAACTAAGCCCCATGTTTAGCGGGGGTGGATCATCGGCTGCACCAGCCATGTAGACAGGGACTCTCCCGCTAGTATCTAGCGTTCCAAACTTTGAGGTTTGTATGGATTGAGCCATTACACAGTGCCGTTAGCCACGATGTTGCCCAACACAGTCAGGTTGCCAGAACTGTCAATCTTCATTACATCAGTTCCTGAATGACGAATAAGTAGATTAGACCCACTCTCAACAAAGCTGAAGTTAGTGAAGGTTCCATCTGCCTTGGTTGCAATGGCAGTGGAAATGTTGGTGAACTCAGTATCAATCTCAGTTCCCTTGACAACCTTGCTTGCATTCCCTGGCGACAAAGCATCTTTAGCCGCAAAGTTGGTGGTTTTGGTGTAATTTGCCATGTTTCTTCCTTAAACCAGTTTGCCATTCTTGGCTTGAATCTCAATCTTTTGAATGCTCACGGGATACCCATTGATCTGCACTTCATAACCCGTCTGCACAGTCTTGCCAGAACCTGATGTTTGACCAACCAAAGTCTGCAAAGAAATACCATCTGAGTAGTAGGCAACAGGAACACCATTCGCCCCATACTCAGCAGTACCATATTCAGCAACAGTAGACTGAGGAATTTGCAATGTGGTGGCGTAATACTGACCTGTGAAGTCATATCCCCACTTGATGATGAAGCCTTGGCTTGAACCACCAATCACCACCACAGCAATGCGCTTTAGGATGGATGTGACATTGGGCGCACCCAAGTCAGCATAAGTTGTGAAATACTGCAATCGGTATGTGCTTGCATGGTCAAGATAGGTTCCATACTTGCCCACATAGCCATTCTTACCAATCAACAAGTCTCCATTGCGTTTAGCAACGAAAGCAGTTGGCGTGATGGAATCCCACACAGTTACCCGTGAAGAACCATCTTGCAATGCCGCCTTGGTGTCAAAGCAATAGGTCTGGGTTGCAGTCGGAAAGTTAATCAGGTAGAAGGCATTTGACTCTGAATAGACTGCCTTGATGTTTGCCAATGTCTCAGCATTCACAATCGTCATCAAGTCATCGCGGACATTCTTAGACAAGTCCCGCAAAGGAGCAGACTTCTCCTGAATAGTTCTGAGCAATGAACGCACACCACTGTTTGATAAGAAAACCACATCACTGCCTGTGTTGGCAATGGAATCCCTTGCAATGCAACCAATGTTGCTGATGGTGTCACTCAAAGACAGGCTTGATGGGGTAGTTGCATTTGCATAAATCAAGACTTGACGCTTGCCAAAGATAAACAAGAATCCATTGTGAGCCGCTAACCCTGTGATCTCATCAGACCCATTGGGCCATACCCGTGAGATGTCCAAAGAACCAGCAGTTCCTGTTGACCAGATGTGTCCTGCAAGCAAGTCAGAGAAAAAGACAGTTACATTGTCAGAAGTGCTACTAGCAGTCCACAAGCGACCATAGGCAGAGATAACAATGTTGGTCTGGGGAGCAGTTGCAACATAACCAGTTTTCTCGCTCACACGCCTGTATGTGGTGAGACTTACAGCAGGGTCATAAATGAGTGGGTCATACCCTGACTGAAAGAAATATGTGATTCCATTCAAAGAAGCACAATGCCAGTTGCTTGCAGTAATGGTGGGGCCAGTACCTCCCCCCCCATAGGTCAACTCAACAACACTCGCACCACTCAGTTTAAACAGCTTGTTGTTTCCAGCGAACAGAACAGTCAAAGTTCCATCAGTCTGCACCAACTCATGGATGACTGTTACATTATTTGCACCAAGGTTGCCAGAGGATGTGTTAACCCTTGAAAAGCCTTTGCGAGAGCCAATGCGCCCGTATTGGTCAATCACGCAGTTTGTGGCAATCGCAGCGTATCCAGCCGCTAAATCAAGCGGAGAGTCTTGTGTATTGAGTCCAAAGAAGCCTGGAGCCGATACAGAAAAGGTCTGGATTTGCTGGCTCATGTTGATACAAATTGCTGATTTTCTGGATACCGATTTGCCTCTAAAGCAATGTAATCAGAGAGCATGGATCGAAATAGTGTGTATGCCTCTGATGAAGACAATCCACCATCTTCACCACGCTCAACCAATGCCCTGGCATACGCACCTTGAGCAACAACTACATCAGGCACAAGAACAACAGTGCTGTCAGATGCCAAAGTTGCCTGGGGTATCGTCAGACTGAATTTCAGTGTGTATACGCCATCAGGAATTGGAAACAAGCTGACTTTGGTGTCGTAAGAAGCATCTAGGCCATCAAAAGTAAATTCTGTTGGAATTGAGTTGACTAGGGGCAAGAAGTTCTGTTTGCGGTTCATGTCCACAAATGTGATGTTAGTCAAACCAACATTACTGGTTGTGTTGATGGCATCCATCACCTGAAACTTCTGACCAGCACCAGTGAGTGAATATGATGGGGTTGAAGCCACAGTGGTCACAGTGATGGTCTGCCCCAAAGAATTCCAACCAAAAGAATCCTCAACTTGACGCTTTGCATCGTTCACAAACTTTGCAACCAAGGTGGAATAGGTGGTTTCGTTGTAAGTGGTTACAACGGGTTCACGCAAGCGGATCAACACATCGTTGACAAGTTCTAGTAGTGTCATGCTCTTGCCAACCCTTCTTGTTCAAACGTTGCTATAAAACTGAATGTGCTTCCCGACTGAGTAGTTATTTTTATTTGGTCATCTTCTTCTAAAACAATGTAGGCATTGCCATCAAACTGCAAATATTCTTTAGTGCTGAAATCAAGAGCAGTCAATATATCAAGGGTTGTACTAGCGCTTGCGTCAAACCACTGAACAGTTATATGCTTGGTAGAGCCGCCTGTATTGTGTATATACATGACGGTAAATTTTGCGTAGTAGCCCTTTGGACAGGTATAGACTGTTGTGTCTACTGCCGCTGTAGGACTAACACCAACTGATAATGCTCTCATTTCGCCTTTGCCTTGTTCCTTGCGGATATAGCTTTAGCTTTTGCCTTTGCATCAGACTTTGAGGATGCACCCCATGCCTGTAGCGAAAGAAGCAGTCTCGTTGGTTCACCATTCTTGAACTCAGGGCCATCATTGCCACCCATTCGAGCCAAGAAACTTGCTCTGCGAGGGTTGTCCCCCGACTTTACTGGCGCTTTGAGATTCCCACCAGTTGCCGCATTATAAGATGATCTGCCCTTGGCATTCAAGCCGCCTTTTGGATTTTGACCAGCTTTTGTTTGCCAAACAGGAGATTTCATCTACTTCACCTTTTTAACCTTCTTTGCAGTCTTTGCCGCTTGTTTAAAATCAGCAGCGGTAGGCGCACCCTTGGTTCCTACCTTCCGCATCTTCTCGCCAGACCCCGCCTTGATACGAGCCTGTTTTGCGTTAATATTTGAGTACAAACCAGTTTTCATTTCTTCTTCTTTCTGGGTTTTGCCATGCCAGCTTCAGACAAGGCAATAGCAATTGCTTGCTTACGGGAAGTCACTTCTGGCCCCTTTTTAGACCCAGAATGCAAAGTTCCCTCTTTGTACTCACGCATGACTTTTCCGACCTTTTTAGCCGCTTTGGTCATTTTCATATCAGTACAACACTTTAGCCGTGATGGTTCCAGAGGTGTATGCGGTGCAGTTAGCCCTCAAATACTTGGGAGCATTGGCAATGGTTACGATGCCATCAGCGGTCAAAGCAGTGCCAATTGTGGCAAAGGTTGTCCCATCCAAGCTACCTTGGAAAGCAACAGTTGCGCTGGTAATACCAGAAACTTGCAGAAATGCAGGTTGACCAGCATCAGCTTGCACAGCTTTTGACGCACCAGTTGCGACAACAGCACTCAATAGAGTGACAGGAGTAGTTAAAGATGACATTATTTTGCCTTTTTAGCTTTGCTCATCATGTTGGTAGCAGTACGACCACCACGCATAGGCAAGCCTTTTGGTTTACCAACAGCAACCATAATGGTCACAGGAACACCCTTTTTCTTGCCGTACTCTTTGGCTTCTTTCTCGCCTTTTTCAGAGTAGGGAAACTTCTTTTTTCCGACCATAGGCATAGTATTCTCCTTATTTCCAGACACGATCAGCAATAAAGGTAACGA